ATATTTACAAATTCCATTTTTTCTCCTATCTTATTCCCAACTAATATATCTTATTGTAGCAGTTTCAGCAGAATTACATATAGTGCTGACTTGTGTGAACGATTGATCACTATCTAAAGTAAAATTATCCCCACTTGGAAGTTCAAATTCACTTACGGTAGCCGTTTGAGTTCCTTCTCCTGATTGTTGAGTTTTAATAAAAACCTCATCGGGGCCATCATTGACAAACAACACATGTCTACCTTTAATATCTGTTTTAGCTTCAACATCAGTAGCAGAAATAGATCCACCTGTACTTGCGAGGGCTGTTGAACTTATCAATAACAATATAAATAACAAATTAACAACTTTCTTCATATAATTCTCCTTTTCATTAAATAAAAAAAGAGGGAAGGAGTGTGAAACTCCCTCCCTCATATATCGTGACAACTAAACAATTATCTTTAATCTACTGGCGCACCAGAGTAAAGCTGAATATAACGAGCGTTACCATTAATATTCACTTTGATGTAACCATCTGCTGTAGTAGGTTCTGTACCTGGGGCATCATTCCAAACTCCTGCTACTGTACTCGTCAAATCCAGTACCGCATCATAAGTTTGTGAATTAGTTTGTGCTTCAGGTTTCTCAATACGAATAGCTGAGAAAACACCTGTAATAGCAGTTGCACTAAATACAGTACGGAATCGCAGACCTGTAACATATCCACTAATCGTACTTGTACCTGCATCTGAAGTAACTAATTCAACCTCCACTCCCCGCACATCACTCGAAATCGTTCTAGCAGTCGTTCCTTTAAGATCAACGTCGACATGAAGCCCCTTAATAACCGCAGCATCAATATCATCCTGCAATCGAGGACTAATTTCACCACCAATAACCTCACCTGTGGTCGTAACAGTTTGAGAGGGCTTCGACTGAAACCCAATAGAATTTCCACTCGTCTGAGTGTAACTTCTGCTGTTAATTTTTACAGGATCACTATCACTAGCAGTTTTCAATTCGACCGTTGCTTCCGTATCTGAAGCTGTAAAACCAACTGGACAAAGAGCCAGGGACAATGCAACTAGAATTACAATAAACTTCTTAGTTTCCATTTTCATCTGTCTCCTTTATCCTGCGTTGTAAGCCCAAAGGACTTGCACTCGCGCAGCCTCCAAAACTTTAGAACCATACCATGCTTTCCAACCTAACGTCTGACGTTGATTCAAGGGATCTTCCGTTCCTGCTTCACCAAGACCTTTAAAGAGCATTCTCATGCCCCCTGTCTCAATATCCCCTGTCACATAGCCATCTCTACCTACGAAAATATTACCATAGGTATTCGTTTCAGTCGCATCAGCACGAATGTTCGTACTGGTAAATAAATTAATACCATACGCACGACCAATAAAACCATTCTGAATATGATCGGCAGTAGTATTTGCAGCCAATACCATAAAACTATTACTGGCTGATTCTGAAACTAAATCAAACTCCATCAAGGGATGAATAATCCCTTTATAAAAACCATCCGCAAATGCGGGTACATTATTAGTCTTAAACTGCTTCAACATCTCTCTAAGCTCATCCGAACGAATCTTATCCGTTCCTGCTTCAACATTAGCCTTAGAAGAGTTATTAGCAGAGTCAGCATAATTCTGCGTCCCGTTTGCATCCAATTCATTTCTCGTAAGCGTATCAAGCGAAAGTGCGCCATCATAAGCAAGCAGATCCGTGACTTCCTCAACTTCATCCGTAATACTAACAAGGACAAATTCATCTGTCAAAGTTACGAATTGACCATATTGCTCAACCGTCAATGTAACCTGAGCATCTGAGAGAGTCAAACCCGCAGGTGTGACACCGTCTGTGAGAGGGGTAGTAGTTCCTGATAAATTAGAATAACGATTAAACTTCAGGGTATTACCACTCCGACGAGCAAGCGATTTCTTCTTACCATGTTTTGTAAGATGAAAATCAGCCTCAAGCCGTTCCAAGAATCTTCGCTCTAACGCAGCAAGAATATGATCAGTACATGTTCCTCTTGTTTGTGGATTAAGAGCCATTACCTAATTCCTCCTGTTTAGATTTAAAATTAAGATTGCCATCCACGTGGTTTAGCACTCACGTCAACAGCACCTTGTTTATCTAAAGCCTTTTTCATCTCTGAATAACTTCCCAAGCCTCTCAGAGATTTCAAATCCAAATCCTCACTACCTTGATTAGCAGCAGTTTTAGGTTTCCCTGAAACTCCCGTATCTTTAATTTCCTGATTACGTTTCTGAGGATCTTCGACTTTAGATTTAAGTTCAACCACCTTATCGAGATGCTTATCTAAAAGCTCCTTTTTCAGATCACTAAATAAATTAGGGTTTTTTCTCGCAGCTTTAATCAGATCATCTTTCGTCGATCCAATCTTATCCGCAATTACTCCCTCTAATTCAGGTTCAAGTTCCTTAAGTTCTCCTGCGAGAAATTCATCAATCTCGCCAAGAAACTTCTGTTCATTCTTACCTTGAACATCATTGTCAAGACGCTCTGAGATAGGTTGAACCTTCTCTCCTAGCCTCTCATCAATAGCCTGTTCTAATGAATCAAAAAAATCTTTAGCTTTCGGATTAGCTTCTTTAAGCTGATCGAATTTTGAACGCTTTTCCTTGGGTGTCTCCTTCGGGGGTTTACTATCTTCCTTTATCTTAGTATACTCTCGTTGAAGATCCTTGTAGCGTTTTTCCCAATCAACATCTTGGGGCTTTTCAGGGGTTTCCTTCTTGGGTTCCTTCTGAGTGGCTTCATCTTTTGGAGTCTCCTCTTCAGGTCTCTCCTCAGTTGAAGGTGTGGATTCCTCATTTGGGGTGTCCTCAACATCGGCAAACTTTTCTAAAAGCTGATTCTGAACATTCGCATCAAGAGATGCAAACTCCTCAGAACTAGGCATTTTTTCAAAATCTGCTGCTGTCTTAGATCCCTCTTTTGGAGTATCCGTCTTATTGGTCATTTACGACCTCCTTCTTGTATAATTCCGTTCTATATTGAATCTCTTTCCTAAGATCCTGAATTTCCATAATCCTAGCATCAAGATCCACCATCTTAAAAGCGTTATCTAATGAAGGGGTTCGTTTAACCTGATCTCGTTGAGAGGTTAATGTTGCCTCTCTATTAGTAATATGTACGATAAGAGGTTCGATAACTTCAAGCAACGCCCCCCATCTTTCAATCTCTTTCTTGTCAGTCCGAGGAATAAATTTATTCATTATCTACTCCCTATATTCGCTCTATCTGCAATCTCACTAAGGACTTTAGGGTTTCTTCTCAACTCTTTCGCAATAAGCCTCTTCCCTAATGCCTCTTCGGTATTAGTTATAATTCTAGAAGGTAAATTTTCCTGTGCCAGTAGTTGTCGATAGGCTTGAATAAACGCATCATGATCATCATCAAGATCAACTCTCACCTTCCGACCAAGTTGAAGAAGTTGAACCTCACCCTCTGGTGTCTGCTCAAGCAACTCCTCTTGCGAGGGTCGTTTATCAATCTCAGGAATCAATCTCCCAAACCCCAATAACCTAATCTGCTCTAATACAACAGGAGAGGGATCGAAACCAAATTGAACATATCTATCAAGAACATTAAGGAGATTATTAACCTCATTCCGTAAGAAATTCTTCTCTACAATACCTTTAATTCCATTAAAATTAATCTTAGGGAGGGGAATATCTCTCGGTTTAACTCTTCCAAATGGCTTAACTTCTCTACCTTTAGGAAGGAATTGCTGATTTAAGGCCCAAATTTGAAACAACAATGATTGCAATAACTCCTCTTCAAGCATCCCAACCACTAACTCAAACCGATCCAATCCACTCTGCGTCACAGTTGCAATACCACTCGCGGTACGTTCAAGAGAATTTCCTCCTGGAATACCTCCAAGAAGATTACTTGCCCCTGTACCTTCATCAACTCTGGTTGACATAAAGTTAAGCATAGCAAGAGTTGATCCTGTAAAATCATCTGGACGCAACGGGGTTAAACCATTCATCATATCAGTTTCAATAATATGCTCACTCTGATCCTTAAGAGCTTCTGGATTAATCCTCGCAGCCCGATCCAATAACCACTTTGGCCTAAGATTAAAAGTCCTCGAATCCATATCCTGATTAAGGAGCGTATTGGCATAAGCTTCGATGGAGATATTAGTAGTAAACAAACTTAACCCATATAATTGCCCTGGGACTTTAATATATCTCGCCCTCTGGTATGGTTTCTCCTGATGATCGAAAGGATTATCTGAAATCCTCAACGTAACCTTCGCATCACCCTCACCATTCATAGCAACAACAATAAGACCTTCAACCATTAATTTATTTCTCTTATCCTCAACACTCTTCGTCAGAAACCATTTCGGAATCGGCCCCCAACATTCAAAGATTCTTACTTTATGTTCATGTGTCCCAAACTCATGCTGATTCAACCCTCTTTGTCTCTCACTACTTTGCTCATTACTCTCTACCGTCTTAGGATTTCCCCACTCCCTCGTCTTAAGAACATTTTTATAAATTCCTCTACGCTCATCTCCATCTATCCGTTCTCTATTTTCCCAAAGATCCTGATAATCCTTATCAATCTCCTCAACAACTAATCCTTGTAAATCCTCATCCTTAAGATCCGCATACATTTTCCAAATAGAAGGGGTATAAAAATTAGGATTATCAAAAGTAGTCTCCCAAACTTTCTCTCGCTTATTATCCTTATCCCTCTTAAACCTCTCCTTGATAATATGTTCCCAATGAACCTTCGTAAACACCGTCCCGTAAATCACATCATTCCTTGCCACTCCGACCATCTTCCCTTGCGCTCCAATATCCCGAAGCTGATCCATCAATGTCACTACAACAGAATCACCATTTTGTTTCTGAACTTCATCCGTTGGATCATCAGGTTCAGCCGTGATCCACTTTCCATCGGGAGGAAATATCGCTTGAATAATTTTCGGAATCACCTGCTCCGCTTTCTCATGAAGCATGGCCCAACGAACTCTTGACAACCCACCATAGAAATCAGCAGTACGATTATGATAAGATAATTCCGCGAGTCTCCACTCTACCTCTTTCCCCGCTTTCTTTCTCTGATCTCTAAAATGCTTTACCGCATCGGAGACAAAATCCCCCGCAGCTTGTTCCACAATAATATCATTAATCAATTCTTGTTGTTTTGCCATAGTTTAATATCCCGTATACCTATCTTTTGAATTTGATCTATTCCCTACTACCCTTTTAATCGCTTTCTTCGGTGCGCGTTTCTGAGACACCATCAATGCAATAGCATAAGCGATAACCCTATCGTCAAAGCATCCTGCTTTTGCACCGAGTTTACCATTGTCATGATAAACATAATCTTGTAATTCAGATATTGTATTAGGGTCATGAATAACCGTCCTACCTTCTGAAAGTGCTGATGCGAGATTCTGGATCATGAGAGGTTTAGTCTTGGAATTCGTATCCCAACCATACCTCTTAACTCCATCCCTCCTCTCCTGCTTAATCGCATGTTGGGGTAAATCATACTCGCAATATAAGTACGGATATTTGAAATGATCTCGTATGCGAGATACAACCCCGATACCATGAAAATTTCTCTCAGGAGCAAGCCAAGCATTATTGAAAAACCTCGCTAATTCTACTAATACGTGCGATAATCCTTCTGGTGAAATATGCCCATGCCATATCCCCAACTGTTCTTTCGTTACATGATCTATAATCTGAGCGCACGAATAATCTCCTGTAGATAACCCCTCCGAGCAATCTCCCCCAATGACACAATGACGTTTTTTAATATATTCAAGAGGCTTGAAAAGAGTCAATTTTCCCTTCACCGACTTCACAAATTGACCTTTAATCACATCCCCTTGTATCGGTTGCGGATGCTCTGTATTCATCATCTTCATCAACATCTCCGCACCGAATACTTCCCTACCTGTAATCTTCGCATAATTCCCTAAAACTCTTGCATTATAATCTACAGGACTATCTTTCCATTGTCTTTCAGCTCTTTGAATTTCCGCATCGGGAAGATGGACATTATCATAAATCGACATTTTATATACAATAATATCTGGATCTGCATCAGAAGAAGTATTAACTCTACATCTCATCTCTCGTTCCTTTAACTTTGCAATCTGCTCAGGGGTGTGTACCACTCCCAACCCCTCCTCGATCTTATGCTTATTAACCGTATAATAAATCCTCGATGCTTTCTTATAAAGTTTCGAGTGCATCCAAGTAAGACCTTTGAGAGGAATAAATGAAATCCTCAATATTCCCGCACAATCAGTCGTTCTCATATAACATTCATTAAAAATCTGTTCCTTATGTTCTTCATCCAACCCAATATAAACCCTACTCGTACCTGCGTAACTATCAGGTTGAGATTCTTGAGATTTAAGACCTATCTCACAATCACAACTTAATTTATAAATCCTATCATCCTTAAGATGCTTCTCCATCATTCTCTTCGGCATCAACTTTTCAATCTTCTCCTGCACAACGTCCCTCATAAAGTTATAATTAATCGCCGAGAGCCAATACAATCCATGTCGAATATTCTCCATCGGATACTTCTCTCTGATATTCTCAGGCACAACACCCGTAGAACGAATCAAACAATCCGCACTTAAGCAATCCGACTTCCCTGATCTATTCGCACCTTGAATAATCACAATTTTATGATTATCAAAAAGAATCTGCCTTTGAATAAGCGAGGGAACATAGTTCTTAAGCACACTATCCGCTTGAATCTTTTTCTTCGCTTCAAGTAACTTAATAACCTCAATCTTATCAGCTTCGTTCATTATTTTCCTTTTTCTTTCGGATCAATTTTCCTAATTGTCAATTGCCCACACTCTATTACCATACATTGTAAAATTACATAGAACACTCCCTTTGATAAATCAGACACTTCAAGAGTATAGACTCTCTTAACGATATGAGAACATTTCTTATATGTTTCAGCCATGACTTAATTTTCAGAGGCATCATTATTTAAATCCGCGATTTTAATTCCTAAGCCCTGTAGACGCTCGTTAATTTCCCCCTCAGAGAGTTGATTTAA